AAGAGTACGACAAAAATATATAAGGGAAAATGTATGAAAGAGTGGTCAGAGTATTTAAGAACTCCATACGCAGCTTTTGCCTGGCGTGTAAAAAAGCATGGGTGGGTTAATGCCATTATATACAATAAGGGAACTGTATGAGTAAGTTTGAATCAGACAGAATACAAATAGATATATCAAACGTTTTTACAGAAGGTGGCATTAAAAAACTTAGTAAAGGCCAGCTATTAAGATTTAGCAAGGCAGAGTTTATTATCACAAGGCTTAACAAGAAGTCCGGCATAGTCATGGCTAAACGTGTACACACTCGGAGACCGGAAGATGTGGCTATCACAGACGAAAACGGTAAAACCTTAGATTTTATCACTTGGGAAAAAGAGAAGAATAATGACTAGCAAAGGAGGCAAGAAGTGAAAGAAATTGATACAGCAGAGATTGAGCAAGTCTTTGAACGTGAGAGACAACCTAATCACCCAGTACCAGAGCAAAGTAGGTACAGTTTCGTCGTTATGGATCAGCTAGAAGTAACTCCAGTGGTTCAGCAAGGTTTCGACTCAATGGGTACATACATCACTGGAGATTGGTAGTGGCTAGACCAACAAAAAAAACACCAGAGTTAGTCGGGAAATTAGAGTACGCATTTAGTATTGGCTGTTCTATCCCCGAGGCAGTATTTTATGCAGGTATCCACAAAGATACTTATTACGACTGGATTAAGAAAGACCAAGAGTTATCCGACCGATTTGATGGGCTGAGAGAAAACACTATTCTAGTTGCTAGAGAATCAGTCATGAAAGGGGTTAAAATAAACCCAGAGTTAGCTCTAAAATACCTAGAGCGCAAGAAGAAAGATGAGTTTTCCACTAAGACTGAGAATGACCTGAGAGTCAAAGAGTTACCTAAGCCGATAATGGATGTGACTGAACTTGCACAAGATAACTAACGCTAATATTAAAGAGTGGGCTAAGAACTACGATGGCCCTTTGTTCGACGGTATCTTATGTGATCCTCCTTATGAGCTAGGCTTTATGGGTAAGTCTTGGGACAGTTCAGGCATAGCGTTTGATACAGAGATGTGGGCAGATATTTATAAACTCCTTAAACCAGGTGGTCACTTACTAGCATTTTCAGGCTCAAGAACCTACCACCGCATGGCAGTAGCAATAGAAGATGCAGGGTTTGAGATTAGGGACATGATTGAGTGGGTTTACGGTAGTGGATTCCCCAAGAGTCTTAATGTAGGTAAGGCAGTAGATAAGATACAGGGTAATGAGCGAGAGGTTGTAGGAGAACAGAAGCTACAAGGTACAGCAAGGCGCATGAAGGGTGGCAACTATGGCGACTTTGGTGGTGAAGATACCGCAGATGTAGTGGACTTAACCAAAGGCACATCACCCTACGAAGGCTACGGTACAGCTCTTAAACCAGCTCACGAACCTTGTGTACTAGCTCGTAAACCACTAGACAAGGGTATGACAGTAGCTAACAACGTCTTAAAGCATGGTACTGGTGGGTTGAATATAGATGGTACGAGGGTAGGAACAACAGAATACGCTAAAGACATCGGTACTAAACGACCACAAAGTGATGACTATGTGTTTAAGTCTTTCGATGACAATACGCGCCCTAGCGGTAGCGGTGCAACATCACAACTCGGCAGATTTCCTGCAAACCTTATCCATGACGGCTCTGATGAAGTAGAGGCGGTGTTTCCGCATACTAAGAGCCAAGCAGGTGTAAAGAACCTACCAACTAGCAACATATATGGCGGCAATAGCTTATTAAGCAGTAAGACAGTTGGAACTGGACAAGTCACAGGGTTCACGGACTCTGGCTCTGCCTCACGCTTCTTCTACACAGCTAAAAGTTCTCGTGCAGAAAGGAATGCTGGACTTGACGGTACTGTGTCAATTAAGGTACAATTAGAGATATGCGAAAACAATACAACAAGGCAGGAAAACTTAGCACAGCTCCAGGTGGTTATGGACAGCTCACACCTAAAGGCTACCGCAGAATCTGGGATAGGAACGAAAAGCGGTACAGAATGGAGCATGTCATTGTTTGGGAGTCAGTACACGGAAAAGTACCTGCCAAGCACCAAGTCCACCACATCGACCACGACAAGCTCAATAACGACATCAGCAATCTTGAACTACTTGACTGGCTTACTCACAAACGAAAGCACTCTGGGTGTGAGCTTAGAGATGGCGAATGGTGGAAACCATGCAAACGATGTGGAATCCTCCAGCACATTGGCAGCTACTATAAGCGACCAGACGGCATTAGTTCTCGGTGCAAGTCCTGCTCAAGCAAGCAAGCGGTTATTGATAAGCGTGTCAGACGGCAAAAACTTTCATAGTACAGTGAAACCTCTATCCCTAACCAAATACTTAGCAACCCTCATCAAGCCACCTACAGGCGGTAGACTACTAGTGCCATTCTCAGGTAGTGGAAGTGAGATGATAGGAGCATTACAAGCTGGCTGGGAAGAAGTTATCGGGGTAGAGCTTACCGAGGAGTACATACCTATTGCAGAGGCTAGGATCAAGTATTGGCTAGAGCAAAAAGAAGCTGAGTCTAATCAACTGGAGCTGGTGTAATGTTCGTACAAACTACCGCTACTAAGAAAGTAAAAGCTATGAACAAACGTATTCGCCTCATAGCAGGTGGTACGAGTGCATCTAAAACAATATCAGTACTCCTATACCTCATAGCTATGGCACAAAGCGATAAGACCCCGACCCTTACCTCTGTTGTCTCAGAGAGCTTCCCACATCTTCGCAGGGGAGCAATGAGAGACTTTCTAAACATCATGCAAGAGCATGGGTACTACAAGGATGACCTATGGAGCAAAACAGACTTTACCTATACCTTTGAGACAGGTAGCAAACTAGAGTTCTTCTCAGCCGACCAACCATCTAAGGTACGTGGCCCACGACGAGATAGACTGTTCTGTAATGAGGTGAACAACATAGACAAAGAATCATGGGAGCAATTGCTTATTCGTACCAAGGACTTTGCTATAGCCGACTGGAACCCTGTTGTAGATTTCTATATGTATGATGAGTATATAGAATCTCGAGACGATGTAGACTTTATAATCCTCACGTACAAAGACAACGAAGCATTGAGTGAGTCTATTGTAAAAGAGATTGAATCACGCAAGAATAATAAGAACTGGTGGCAAGTATATGGCTTGGGGCTTCTTGGAGAAGTAGAAGGTAAGATATATAAGAATTGGAAGATTATAGATGACATCCCTCACGAGGCAAGGCTAGAACGATATGGTCTAGACTTTGGTTATTCCCAAGATCCTGCCGCTATTGTAGCTGTCTATTTTTATAATGGTGGGTATATCTTAGACGAGGTACTGTATGAGCGAGGTATGAGCAATAGACGCCTTGCAGATGTCATTAAGAACCTTGAAACTGCTACTACAATTGCCGATAGTGCTGAACCCAAGAGTATCGACGAAATTAAAGAGTATGGGGTATCGGTACTGCCGGCAAACAAAGGGCAAGGATCAATAAATCAGGGTATCTTATATCTACAAGACCAGAAGATAAGTATGACCAAGCGTTCACTTAACCTGATAAAAGAATACCGAACCTACTTATGGAAAACCGACAAACTCGGACAAATACAAAATGTACCTGATGGGGGTTTTGACCATTTACTAGATGCTACACGATACGCTATGGAGAGCCTACGACCACGCAAAGAAATAAAAGTGCCTAAATACGTACCAATGAACTTTGGTATAGGAGGATAATATGACTGGCTATAGTAAAACAGGAGGGGGGTACAAATGGGTCTTGAATACGGAAAGCGAATAATTCATGAGTCATACTTCGACGGTATGCTCAAATCAACTCGGACAGAATACTCAGTCCCGGAGCTTATAAGGGATAGATCTCACGCATTATCTGAGATTATGAAGTGCATGGAACTCATCGACCAAAAGCAAACCGACAACATAACTATCGTGATAAAAGCTGACCCGAAAACACACGAAATAAGGTTAATTACTAAGATATATACTATTTAATCTAACTGTTATATAATACGAGATAAAGACATGCCACAAAGTGATTGTCCTAAACAGGAAATCACCACATGGCAATCTACCTCGAAAAAGAAGAAATCAATGACGCTTACTACGAAGCAGACAAAGCTTCAGCCGATTGGTTCTTACCCTTTGACGAATACGAACGAATAGCAGCGAACAAACTCTCCAAGACCCTCGGCAAGAATATGCCTAAAGTAAACGATGGCTCACTCGCAGCGTCCCTACTTGAAACTCCGATGCAAGTCTACCCATCTATGCAGACTGGCAAATTTACCGCAACAGACCGCAAAGAAGCATGGATCAACGAAATTGCTAACATCACATGGAAGAATAAGATCGTCCCTAATGCCAATACTCAGGCGTCTTTCTTCGATAAGGAGCAAATAGCTTTATACCGAGCACTCAAGTATGGTGCACAGCCTCGCTATAACTTCTTTGTATCTACCGATAACTACACCGGCTCTGACTGGTCACTACCGTACGTACGCAACGTAAAACTAGAACCCGGCAAATTCTCTGCTGATGACTGTGACTACATATTTTTAGACGTATACTACACAAAACTACAACTCAAGCGGATTATAGAGCGTGTAGGCAAAGACAAAGAGAGCGGATGGGACATCAAAGCCCTCAAAGAACTCGCTGACATGTCAATGACCGACAAGGAAATAAAAGAGCAGAACATCAACGAACGAGATAAGCAGGTACGATCTTCAGGTATTAAGACCTTCATTTGTTTTAACCGAGGCGCAAACGCTCCATTTTACATGTTTAGCCCTCACCTAGAAAAAGGTCGATGTATCCGTTCTTGGAAGAACCCAGACCCTACCGGAGATCTCCCTATCACAATGCAGTATTGCTACGAGAACCTAGAGTCTCCTTACGGTATAGGCCGTACAGAGCTTGCTGGGCCTACTCAGAACGTACTCGACTACATGACCCAGGCTCACATGCTTGCTACTCAAATAGGCTTGCAACCTCCAAAGAAACTCTCTGGCCCTACCGATAACACAAACTTCAACTCTCTCACATTTACTCCGGACGCTATCTGGCAATTAGGCAACGCACAAATAGACGTTGTACAAACCGCTTCAAGCGTCTACACACAATTCCCTGCTAACTTCGGCTTGTACAAGAGCCAACTACAAACTCTCCAAGGGCGTACAGACGGCTCAGTGAGTGCTGAGAGTGGCAATCCTAACTTCTCTAAGACTTCTGCCGGTGTCAAACAACAGCAAGAGCGAACAAACTCTCAAGACAACTACCTCCGCAACAAAGCAGATGACGCAAGTGCCAAGATGGCTAAAAAGATGATGAACGTCCACATGGCTCAGATGACCGGTGCAGACGTACTCGACATTGCCGAGGATGACAAAGAACGGCTCGTTAAAGCTGGCTATCTTGACGACAACCCTATGACCCCAGAACCATCTGCCAATGAACTACCGATTATTTATGAGGATATAAAAGCAACCTTTAACTTTGAATATGACGCTCGCCCAGAAGCAGATGACGAAGAAAAGAACCGATGGCTTGAACTTATCGATATTGCTACCAGCAACCCTAACATCATCCCAGCTATGGAACAGAGTGGGTGGAGATTTAACCTTGGTGAAGCATTTAAGAAAGTAGTCAATGCAAGTGGTACTGCCGACTCAGAGAAAGTGCTTACCCAGATTAGCCCTGACGAAATGATGCAACAGCAAATGCCAGGGCAGGTAGATCCTCAAACTGGTATGCCTATGCAACAACCTATGGGTGAAGAACCAATGGGTATGCCAGAGACTCAAGACCCAGCCATGGAGCAAGAAGATGAGTTGCAGGTCACTATGGAAGAATATGGCATTGATCAGAATACAGCCATGGCAGTTATCCAAGCTCGCAAACAAGGCTTTGATGAGCAGGAGATAGTCCAATACCTACAGGGAGGTGCTAATAATGGATGATTCATTGAAAACAGACCAGACTAAATGGCTTTCACGTAAACCAGGTTATCAGTATCCACACCACTGGATGTATAGGAATTATGGCAAAGCTAGTAAATGTGAGCTTGAAAATACTTCATGCACTAAAAAGAGTAGTCGTTATCACTGGTCGAATATATCTGGTGAATATAAGAAAGAGCGAGCTGATTGGCAAGAACTATGTGCATCTTGTCATATGAAGTTTGATTACACAGACCATCAGAGAAAAGTCACGAGCACTTTAAAGAAAGGCAATAACTACGCAAAAAGATTACCTGTTACAGCCATCAAAAAGAACGGTGAAGTTGTAGGGCATTACCAGTCTATAGCAGATGCATCAAGAGAACTAGGGATACTTATTACTTCTATATCTAACTGTGTACGTGGCTATTCAAAATCAGCAGGAGGTTATATATGGACAGATTAAATGACGATTCAGCTCTCTATACAGGCGTAGATGCAACAGGTGTCTTTGGTAACGAAGTGCTCGACGAGTCTACAAAAGAGATTATCGACGAACAGAAGAAGCAACTAGCTGAACTTACCCCCAAGCTACAAGACATAATCACCATGCTAGATGCAGAGCGTGATATGGTACTCGACTTCATCTCCGGCTATGTAGACGCAACTACTGATGACGATGACCTATTCCGAGCAGAACTAAAGGCAGCAGGCAGATACCGTAAATACCTCGAAGGACTTAAAACTAAGTTCCGGCTTGCACTCGATGAGGCAAAGAAATGACCGAAGAAGAAACACCTACTCCAAGCCAAGACATTGACATTGACTCTCTCCCAGTTACCCGGAACATTGTTGATTTACACCAAGAGGGCAACTTCTTAGTAGGCTTGACAGAGTTTGGTATCCGCTTCCGACAGCATATCCCCCACGGCAAACGCTTAAACAAGAGGGGAGGCAAGTTTGTGTTAGAAGATATGGAGATAGCATAGGGTAGTCCAAAAAAGTCCTCCCACCAGGCATTGACTACCCTATCTTGTCCCCACAAGCGACTCATCCCCGAACGGATAGCACCTCGCCAGTGTATAAGGCAGTAAAATAAGGGAGATAAAATGGACGAAGATAACACTTCATCACAGGTTGTTGAAACAACCGAAACACCAGCGGAAGACCCAATTCTATCCTCTCTGAGTGATACAGAGGACGAGTCAGTAGATCAGAAACCTGCTGATTCAGTCGAAGAAACGTCTGAGGAGACAGAAACCGAAGCTGAGGCCGAACCAGAGGCAGAGCAAACTGAGGAAGATACAACGGAAGTCGAACCCGAAGTAGACCCCAAAGAAGAAGCTCGTAGACGGTATGAGGAACGGCAGAGAGTCATCCAAGAACGTCGAGCACGTGTTCAAGATCAAACTCAAGACTATGTCAAACAGGGAGAAGATGAATACGACCAACGCTTACGCTCAATGGAAGTTCAGCAATACTCAGCTCTTATTGAAAACAATGAGAATACGCTGATTAACGAGTTTGAACGAGTCAAAGCCAATCCAGATCTACAGATCTTTAACCCGGAAAGTGACCAGTTCAACGAACGTATCTATGACAAAGCCATTCGTGATTACAACGCAGGGTACGTGGGATACGATCAGAACGGGAACATGACTGAGATAAAAGGATCGCTATTCGCACATTTAACAGAAACTGCAGAACTATTCCAAGGAGCAGTTAAATCTGGAGCAGTCCAACAGGTACGAGCAGCAAAGAAAATGCAATCAACCGCAGATACTAAACCTGCAGCAACACCAAAAGAACAAGCAAAAGATAACATCCTGGATATTCTGAAGTCCGATTAATAAAGAAAGAAGGATGCTAAATTGGCTCAAAACTATTCAGCAGCACACCTAAAAGCCATTGATGAAAGAGTCTATCTTGAATCAAAGACTGTTGGTCGCTTTACAAATGATATTCGTTTAGACTTCAGCGGTAAAAACACCGTTACTATCTATAACGTAAACGTAGTCGCAGAAAACGACTATGTCCGAAGTGGTACAAACCGTTTCGGTGCTCTAGTTGAACTCGGTACTGGAACACAGACTTTCGTTCTTTCACAAGACAAAGCCTTCACCTTTAGTATTGATCGTGGGAACTACGAAGATAGCCAAATGGTCACTGAAGTAGCAAAAGCTATCAAGCGACAAGTTCGAGAAGTATCTGTCCCCAACACTGACATCTACAACCTAAGCGTTTTGACTAGCTATGCTATCACAAACTCTCAAGGTGTTATTGCCGGTACAGCAGTTGCTTACAACACAATTTACCAGCTCATCCTTGCACAGCAAGCTGCATTGAGCGAACTCAAGTACGACGAAGATGGTCGAACTCTTTGGATCACTCCAACGAACTACAACCTTCTCAAGCGAGACCCTGAGTTCATCAAAGCTTGTGATACAAGCGTAGCTGACCTCAAAAAAGGTATTGTTGGAATGGTTGATGGTTTAACTATCATCAAGTGCCCTACAACTTACTTCGTTACTAAGTTTGAGTTCATGATTACTTGCAAGAACATTGCAGTACCAGTAGTCAAATTTGATTCAGTCCGTACTCTTGACAACGTTCAAGGTATTGATGGCTGGGTCGCTGAAGGCCGACGATACCACGACTTCTTCCTACTAGGACAGAAGGCAACTGGCGTTCGGATCTACACAAAGGCTTAGTTATATAATGTAACTAGCTTTTTGTATATAGCACATTAACAACTCATTCAACTCAGCTTCCATGATATAATTCTCTGTAAGAGGTAATAAAAATACCTCCCTAGCGATTAAACAAACAGGAGGTATTTATGAATAATTGTATCATAGAGCAAAACAAAAAAAACTATAGAGCATTTCACCAATCTAAAAATAGATGTAACAACCCGAATAATCCTAGATATAAAGATTATGGAGGCCGAGGCATAAAGATGTGTGATAAATGGAATGGTAAAAATGGCTACCAAAACTTCTTAAAAGATATGGGTGAACGACCAACAGGTATGACTTTAGATAGAATAGATAACAACAAAGGCTATTCTAAAGAAAACTGTAGATGGGCAACATACGAAGAACAAAACTTAAATAAAAGAGCCTACAAAAACAGTAAGTCTAAAATAACCGGTGTGAACAAACACCCAGGTGGTTTGTGGCAAGCGTGTATGCGTATAAAAGGTATACAAAAAAGCACATATCATCATACTAAAAGAGAAGCAATTAAAGCTCGATTGGAAGCTGAGTTGAATAGAGAAGCATTACAAAAAGCCTAATTAACTAAAGGAGATACAAATGGCGACAGAAATTAGCAAAATACGACCATCCGGGTTTTACAAACACAAAGAAACGGGAATAGTAGTTGAGATAAATGAACTTCCAGGCTTGGGGAACCCAATTGCCGATGCGTTTGTTCAGGTCGGGTACGAGTATGTTGGAATCGATGACCCACGAGTATCTCCTGAAGATCAATCAAATAAGAAAGAAGGAAAATAAATGGCAAACCCAGCAAACACAACCGCCTATCGTTTACCTGATGGCCGTATGGCTGTTAATGTAACAGAAGCTAAGACTTTAGCTGCTGCAGATAGTGGATATGTTCAAAACGTAATCTACGCTAACGGTGAAGTTATACTTCCAGCAACTGCTGTTCATGGAACATTCACAGTACGTAATGGTGGTATCCCAAAGACTAACGCCCCAGCTGGTACTGGTGACGATGGTAACCTAATCAAAGTAACTCCTAACGCTTCTGATCTTGTAGAGGGTGGCGTATCCGGAACTGCTACAGATGGTAAACCATTTGAAAACACTGCTGCTACAGCACGAGTTGGTGACGAAATTACCGTTGTAAACACTGGTCTTACGGCTGGTGGTATGGCTTCAGGTGTCAAAGGCATCTGGGTACGTAACAACGCTTAGTTAAACTATAGGGCGGTATACGCCAATGATAGCGCAGGGGACTCCCCAAAACGCTACGGCATACATACCGCCCACCTAAAAATAAAAGGAATATATGGACAAAAGAGCTAATCTCAGACAATACTTCCAGCAAGAAGAATCCCAAGCTGAGGAGACAAAGCAGTATCAAGAACGTACCGCTCAATTAGATGACTTCGAGTCTACTGTTGTCGAGGGTTTTAACGCTCTTATAAAATTTATCCAAGGTAACACCACCAAGACTGAGGTAGTCAATCAGCTTAAAAGTATTTCTACACCTGATGTTGATAAAGTCGTTCAGGCTCTATCGAAACTAGATAAAGACATACTTACTAACAAAATAGACTTAAAGCCTGTCACAGACGGTCTGAATGGCCTTAAACGTGAACTATCACTCATACCTAAGTCACACCCGAAGCAGATGGAGCAACGTGAAGATGTCAAGGTTACAAATCTTTCTGAGATTAAACTCGACACATCGGCAGTTGAAAAGGCTATCAAAGGGCTTAAACTGGTAGCAGAAGCTCCGATTATCAATGAGAAAGAAGTCGATCTTAAGCCATTGCAAAATGTGATGACGGATCTACTCAAAGCTTTCAATAACCAGAAACCCGTTGTCATACCTGAGTTCCCGAAGATCCCGGAGACTAATCTTACTAAAGTTGAAACTAAACTTGATAAGTCTAATAAGTTACTGAAAGAGATTGTAGACAAACCTGTCGGTGGCGGTGGTGGCGGTGGTGGCAATGGTACACCATATATTGACGCTGCTGGTAAACCTCTAAACGTAGAGCTAGAAACAGACGGGTCTATACCGGTGACTGTTATATCCGGTGGCGGTGGTGGATCTAGCACCCGATGGGCTTTATACGCAGACGCTCGACAAGACCTTGCCGGTGATCCTATGTACTTTGGCAAAGAAGATGCAACTGGTAACTGGGTTATTAAACAATTCGGTATTTCATCAACAGAAACTAAATACTTTGAAGGTACGACTGGCATAGCGAGTAACTGGGCTGGTCGTGCTGGATATACTTACGTGGAATTTAAGGACTTATAAGGAGAAATATATGAAAGCAATTATAACAAGTGCATCAGAGGTAAGGATAGACGGGCAACAATCAGTTGGCTTCAATATTATTGATAACGATGACAATATACTGGTCAGTACGTCCATAGACGGTGACGTTGATACTCTAAGGGATCAAATAAGTCAGACTGTGGCTGAGTATGAAGCTAAGGCTAAGAGTGAAAACCGACTCAAGGAAGGGGATGTTATTTCCTAATGGCACGAAAGACCTACAACGGTAGCACCTGGGATGATATGGTTGGCTCAACCTCCATATCTGGCCTCACGAACAATGTTACCTTTGCTGGTATTAGCTCAACTGGGTTCACTGCTCCTAATCTTGTAAACCAGGCTAATGGTGCGTGGATTTGCGTAGCATCTCAACCGTCG